GGTCGAGCCGGAGGTAGGTCTCGCCCATTGCTCCAAGGGGTAAAAACCCTGAGTCGTAAATGCCGTTGAAGTAGGATGCCGAAAGATACCAGGTGCCGTCGGCATAGGTATCGGCCGGCTCGTAGGGCAAGGTCGCGTTGGTTGCAAACGGCGTATCGCCTTCGACCGGCGGGGCCGAGTTGGAGCGATAGAACCGATACTCGGCCGCATTGAAGATTCGGTATCGGCCGCGCGCCTCAAACGAGTAGGTGATCTTCTTGGCGGCCAGAATCCGGGACCCGGGCCGTCTGATGGGTGCGACTCTATGCCGTGCCTTGATCAGCCGCGTCACGATCAGAATTCCTCGAAGATAATGTGTCCGGACATCGAAGCCGCGGCGGCGGTTCGGGGTGTCGTGACCATACCGATCGTTTCGTTGCGGTTGCAGACCGGAGCATCTTCCGGAGTCCATTCCTTGATCAATGAATTTTGCCGGTGAAGTTCGATCGTCCACAACGCATCGCCATACGTGGTAGGCTCGGCCGTGTAGTCGATCTTGCCGGAAATGATCGACGCCAAGCTGAGCGAATCGAACGGAACCGGCGTTTGGGCCGTGGCTGTCCCGGCCCCGACGTTGGAGGTCCGCTTGAGCGCCACGCCTATGTTGAGGTCCGCTGGCGCATCGTCCGAAAACCCCAGTGCGATTTCTCGAACTCGGCAACGGTGCCCGGCCGTGTCGGCAGTGATCACGGCCGCGACGGTGGTATCGGCATCCGCAACCGCGTCCCCCAAGATGTTCCGAAATGGAACCGTATACATTCTTCCCATGATCTATCCCCTAAAACAGAAGTGCAAAAGCGTCAAGACGGAGCCGCTCGATTCGGCCCCCGCCGTAATGGTCCGTTGAAGGTGCAGGCTGTCAGTAGCGCCAACCAGCAAATCGGGCAAGACGAGTCCGGCCGCCCGGGTTGTGGGTGTAACCCACGTCGCCCCATCGTCGGCGATTGCGATGCCCGATACGTTCGCGTCAATCCAGGCGGTCAACTGACTGAGCGTCGTATTCGATTGGTTTTCGAGCGTCAAGATGTAGGTCTCGACATCGCCGGCCGATGCTTCCGCCGCCGATACGTCGTCGCTCGCAAGCGCGTTGCCGAAACGATCGGTGAGCGTTACCGCCGCCTCGACCGGCCCGTCCGCGAATTCCGTTACGTCCACCTGGACCCGCAGCCATTTGCAGGCATCCTCGCCGTCCCGTAGTAGATAGTTGCCGTCCGCCGGGCACCTGACCCCGGCCCCATAGATTGATGATCCGGGCGCACGCCAGTGAAGCACTGCTCCGTCCTGACTGCTCGCCAGCAATGCCGTTCCCGGTCCGTTACGGGCCGCCGCCAAAAGTGGAATCACGCCCGGGATGGAACCGATCACGTGCAGACACGGCACCTCCACGGCGGCGGATTCGATTCGCAGACTATCGGGGCCGGCAAACGCGATCATCATGCGGCCTCCGAGAACGTGACCTTGGTGGTGCCGTCGTCAAAGGCGATTGCAAAGTTAGGCGCGTCAGGGGTTCGGACGATCGTGCGGGCGTCCAGGGCCGTGGCCGAGCCCTCGTTCCCGGCCGCATCGACCGGCGTGATCCGCCATGCGTAACTGCCAAGGTCATCCAGGCGCGGAGTCGTGAGCCGGTAATCCCACTGATCATCCTGGTGCGCCACGGTGGCAATCGTGGTCCAGTCCCCGGCGTCTTTCTGTTGCTCGACTTTGTACTGTTTGACTCCGGTGTCGCTAGATCGAATCCACCAGAGCAACACCCTTGCGGCCGGGGTGGCAGGCGAGTGGGCCGCCCAGTCAAAGTACGCATCGTGCGACGGTACGCACTCAATTCGGGCCTGTTCATCGGCCGCCAATCCGAACGAGCGGTAATTGGTAGTCGTCTGGCCAACCCAGACGCCATCGAGAAACCAGTGATAGTAGACCGTCCCGCCCAGACTTGTGGTGACCGTTACGGTGGTGACGTTGCCCTCGCGGCGCTGTGAGTACGCGACGGTCTTTTGCCATTGGCCATGAATGACTTGCGAACGGGCGTGCGAACCGGAACGCCGGGCGCGGCTGCCGATCACCCCCAACATATTCGCGCCCGTCGTCATGCCATTTTCCCCTTGATCGTGAGCGTGCTTCGCCGCCCCGTCGCGCCCAATAGTAGAGCGTGATAGGCTACCGACTTCACGGGCGCCGATACCTCTTCGATCAGCATGTTGTTATACGTATCCGCGTGATCGTCGATGATCGTTACGATCGTGGATTGCAACGCGCCGATATTCTGGGCCCACGTATTGCAGTCTGCCGACGTGCCGAAAAACACCAGCGTGAATTCCCACTCCCCATCATTCAAACCGAGCTTGTGTGCCCCAATGCCGGTGAGACCCGGTACGATCCACGTAGCCACGCGCTGCTTCTGAGCGGGTGGCGTTGCGGGCCGCACGATATGGCAGGTTACTCCCCCGACGCTGGCCATAGCTCACCTGTCCTCCGGGTTGGCGGTGTTGACGGTTTGCACCCCGGGCTTGCCGAGCGCGGGAGGCGGTCCGGTTTTGGAATTCATGCTCCGCATTTCCTGCAAGATCTGCTCGGTCAGGGCGGGCAATTGTTCTAGGGCCTCCAGGCCAGTTCCCCGGTATCCCGTCATACGCTCCGTAGCAGTCTCCGCCCAGGGCTTGCCGCTTAGTAATGATCGAATCGCCATCGGGATTGCCAGGGGGGGAAACAACGCGCCTTCCATGCCCGCAAAGCCTGTTCGGGCCGCATAGCCCGTACCCCGCGCCCACGCTTCACCCTTCGCCCCAACTTCGCCCTCGCTGATGATCGGAAACCCAAAAGCATCCAGCCGCAACCCCAACCGGCGTGCCGCGATGGCCCGGGCCTTGCGGACTTCGCTCGCCTGCATATCCTCCACGGCCCGGCCACTCAGGGTGGTTTCCGTTTTGAGCTTGGCTTCGAGTCGGCCAAGATTGAGGTCGTGCTGCACCTCCGGAAATTCCGCTATTAACTCTTCCCGCGTGCGCGCTAGCAGGCCGGGCTTCGCCTCTCGCATGATTCGGGCATAGGTTCTTTCGACATCCGGCTGATTTCGTACAATATCGACAACAGCCTTTCGCTCGCGAATCTCGCCCATCCCGAGCGCAATCAATTCTTCATTGGTGTCTTTGCCCTGTTGGCGAAGATACGCTATTCGTTTTTCGGCGTTTGCTTCGCCCAAGCCGGCTTGTGCAAAATACTCCTGCAAGGGTCCGGCGGGGCCAAGACCGATTGCCAAGCGGCGAGTGAAAACCTCCAAATTGCCTTCCGCGACAGTCTTGGTCAGTGTTGCGGCGGCCGCGAAACCTCTTGCTGGATCATCCCAAAACGACAGCGCCGGCCCGATCTTCGCCAATGTCTCCGGCGTTCGAGCGGATTCAAAGCCCGCAATCGTTGCCATCCTGAGAGCCGCGCCGGGAGCCATGCCGCGCCCCGCCCCGAAGATCTCGATTTCCTTCGCGGTCTCGGTATTGATGCCAGCCCAACGTGACGCAAAAATAGTCTCCGCTCTCTCCATACCCTTTTGGAAACTGCCGCCGGCCGCCGATTGCATAGCCTGTACCGTGTCCAAGACTATGCCGGGGTCAGTAATGCCGTACCGTTGGTTTAACGAGAGGGCTTGCATCGCGCGCTCGCGTTTCGCGCCTGGTTCCTGCAACGATGCAAACGCGAACAGATTTTCTACCGTACTCCGTGTTTCAGCCGTGATTTCGCGAGAGAGCGTTAGCCAATTCTGATAGCCTTGAGTGACCAGCATGACCGCGCCCGCGACTCCGCCCCCGAGACCGAGTGCCCCTATCAAGCTTCTTGCGGCCCCAAGTGCGGCCGGCCCAAACGCCGCTTGACCGGCGCGCCCGGCTTCCAGCATTTGCTGCTTGGTGTACCTGACCGCCTGCGCGTGCTGCCTCTCCGTCAAGACGCCCTTCTCTTTGGCGAGATTCAACATGCGAATCTTTTCACCGTACCGCTCGGCCGCCGTCTTGCTCTCGTCAAACGCCTTTCGGGCTTCACGCCCCAACTTGGCGGTTGCCTTCTCCAGTTCCTTGGCTTCTTTGATGGATTTCTTTTGCTCTTCCGTCAGCGGCTTCCAACCCGCCGCCATTTTGCGCGTGGATTCGAGAAAGTTTTTCTCGTTTAGCGTCATCTCCATTCGTACGGTTGGTTCCGTCATCGCGCCGCCTCTCAGGGGTTGAAGCCGCGATGGAGAGCCCGCACGATGCCGTGCCGCGTATGCGGAGAACCGCCGGAAGGCGTGGCGGTGACTTCGAGAACGTAGTAGGAGCCCCACGTCAAAGCGACACTGGCGGCCAGAGGGCCGATGAATTTACCGTTGGAGCCAGTTACGTAGGTCATCGAGATTGCACTTGCGCCGGATACGACCGTGCCCTTGTCTTCGCTCGTCGGGTAGTCGCTCTGGTAAAGCGAATAGACCACCGCATCGGAAGCATTCAGGGCTACTTGCGTCGAGTTAAGGACAGCATCATCCCAGACAACATCGCAGCCTCCCAGCCAGATTGTCCCAATCGGTGTTGACATTGTCGGTGTTCCAGTTCCAGCATCAGCAAGTCAGCTATTGTCGGTCGGTATCCGGGCCAGTGACCGGAGGCCCATCGGCGGTATTCAAGATAGCGTGTCGAGCAGCAATTTTTTTTTGCAGTTCCAGCATATTGGGCCAGTCGATCAAGGCATTCAGAATTTCCTCCGCGATCTCCTCCGTCAGCGAACCGAGCGCGTCGCATTCATCCGGCCCGACCATGTAGTTGGTTCCGAGGGCCTGCGCGGCTGAGTTGTAAAGATTGTCAAAGGTGAATTGGACTATGCCCGATTCGTTTCGAGGCCCCAGGCAATACTCAAGCCAGCGTTCAGTCAACTCCCAGAGCGCCGCAAACTTGGGATGCACGGCCCCCGTTTGCCAGTGTCCCTCATCGTCCCGAGTCGCAATCGTCGGCACGGCGTGATACCAGATTACGCCATCGCCAGATTCGGCCACGCCCCTCGCGACCGGACAGAGCCATTTATCGCCGTCCGCCAATTCGACTTCATGGCCCCGTAATTGCACTTTGCGGGCCAGGTTCGCTGGCGCTGGCCGAGCGTTCTTGTAGTACCCGATCCACGTTTCCCGGCCCGGCATCTTGCGCCAGACTTGCGTATCGCGGTACATTCCGATCGTCGGCACCCGGGTTGGATCGGCAACCACAACGCCCTGCCCGCCCGCGTCCAGCCCGTTGGCCATGACGCCGCAAGCGGAAAATGCCTGCGAGTCGAAAGCGTAACCGAGCCCGACCGCATCCATGTCGGCAAGATGCACCCCCTGAGTCTTGCCCGGCAGATAGTACAGAAACCCCGCCATGACGCCTCCTAAGTGATTGCCGACGCGGTGTCGATGACGAGCGGCGCGTTAGTGCCGTCGTAGTAGAGCGGCATAGTAAACGTGGTGGAACTGTTGCCGTCCCCGCTCACATTCAATGCGCTGTCGATTACCGCCACGCCCGCCGCCGTGATCTTGATATGCTCGGCCGTGCCGTTGGCTACAAATGTCGAGCCGAGGTCCCACTTGCGAAGATACATCGCCGTGTTGGCGTGTGTCGCGATCAGCCCGGTCAATGGAATCGCCGCCGCCGCAAGCCAGTTCGGATTCGAGCCCGTCAGGGAAATGGACGGCTTGATGGTCCGAATATGGGTGTAGCGGTCCCATAGATCGGAATCCGCGCCCTCACTCACGGCCTCGACGCCGAACGTCAGGGTAAAGGTCTGGATTTGCGTGAACAGTACGCCCCCGATCGTCATCGGCCCAAGGGTGAATCGCTGATCATCCGTCTGACTAGTCGGCAAAGCCGTATTGACGGCCAACACGATCGGCGCGTTGCTACCGTCGTAGGCGATCACCACGTCGAACGAGAGCGTTGCGTCGCCCTGGTGGTCGCATGTCAGAGTAGTCGGGACGATCAGACCCCGAGTCATAGTGTATTTGTTGTGTGCCGCCCCGGCCGTGCGCGTCGATCCGTCCGCATGCTTCGCGAGGTAGAACTTCAACCCGGCCGCCAAGTCCGTAATGGACGTGCCGGTCAGACCGCAATTATCTAGCGCCCTCGCGACCTGGACTGTGCTGATATTCGCGACCGGCTTTTGGCTGCGCAGAAACGGATACTCCGGATAGAGATTGCCGGAGTTCGTTTCGTTCGCCACTACCGTGCCGGTGCCGAGGTCGTAGGCGGTGATCCCGCTCAACATCGTGGCGTTGAATTCGATCTGAAAACCGCCGTGGATTTGGGCTACTGACATGAGAGCATCCTCGGTTATGGCGTCGCGTCGGTCACGCCAAACATCTTGATGTTGGCCGTTGCGCCAGAGGCATTGGTAATGAACACGGAGGTTATGTCTACCGTGAGCAGATTCACGAAGTAGGAGTCGGTGTCCCAGATGTAAGGCACGTCGGCCGTAAGAGATATAGTGTCGTCGGGAGTGGTCCCGTCGTTGGTCTCCAGCGTCACGTCCTCAGTCGAGACAATCATAATGCACTGGATTGCGCTCACATCGACCGCGACGACGATTTCGTAGTCGGTCTGCGCCGTCGCCACATCCTCGTCCACCATCGGCGTTACGGAACTGCCGCTGAACGTCCGGGATTGTTCGACAGTCCAGCCCGCCCCTGCGAGTTTTTCCAGAAGCACCAAATTGAAAGCGGTAGCCATCACACGTACCTCTTTGTGAATTGTTTACCCTAATGATTCCCACCAGACGGCGTACCATTTTCTCACCCGCCTCACGATCGACTCTTCCGCGACCTTCGCCATCGCGGCCTCGTCTTGCGGGGTTGTGCTGATCAGTTCCCGCCGCATGTTGATTCTGCCGCCCGGCGTGGGCCATCCAAGATTACCGGCGTTCATGTGGAGCGATCCGGACACGCCAGACACCCGGATATAGTTGCGCTCGGTCGCCTGTTGACTCTCGCCGCTGAAGACCAACGGCCGACGGTGCCCGGCCTTCTTACTCTTCTTTTTTTCGTACTTGATCGTCCGCGGCGTGTAGCCGTAGACCGACATCGCCTCGCGCTCGAAATGGCGGGGCCGAATCTTCTTGTGCCAGAAATCCAACGTGTCTTCATACGCGCCCTTCATGCACTCCCGCATCATGTCCTCGCGCGAACCGAAGTCCTTGGCGATTGCCGCCACCGCGCCGGTGTATGTGGTCTTGATGAAGAGCATTAGAATTCCAACTCCAGGACGGCCCAAAAGTAATAGCCTTGGGTGGCCCTCACGTCGATCGGCGATACCGCCTTGTCCTTCAGGCGGATCGACTCAAACATCAGGTATCCCGCCGTTTCCTCCACCCGCAAGTCGCATAGCCCCGTGGTGGATTCACCCGTATTGCCCCCGATGATCAATCCCAGCCAGTTGTGCCATTCCTTCCGGGCCGCCTCCGAAGGCCCGACTTGGTCGTCCGCCTCCGGTACTTCTTGCTCAAGGTAAATCTCCACCGTGCCGTGTTCGTCAAACGTATGAGTCGATCGTCGCCGCCGTGTAAGCCCGTTTCGGTCTGGCAGGTAGACGAACGCGAACGGCCGTTTCGATTGCAGTTCCCCCTTCGCAAACGTCTTTCCGTTTTCCGGGTCCGGAATCCGATCGAAGTAGATTCGAGTCTTGGCCCGGGTGGTCGTATCCTCGCCGCTCCATTCCTGAAACGCCGTGCAGGCGGCTAGCATATCCCGCGCGTATTCGATTTGCAGGCTTACGCAAGCAGTCGGGGTGAAGACCATTAGGTCGCCCTCCGAAAGCCCGCGTGGGCGTGCTCTACGAGTTCCGGCCGCTCCAGATTGATGATTGTATGTGAGTCGGTCCGCGACTCGATCGACACGATCGGCCACTCTTCGCCGTCAATCGTGATCGTGGCCGTTACGCTCACGTCCGCTACTCCTCCGTCGTCCGAATCCGGGTCCGTCCCGATCGTCACTTGCCGCTTCCGCAGATCCCACGCAATCCCGTTTGAGTCCACCCGCTCCGTCGTTTCGGGCTCCACGATGGCTCGCGTGATTGCCACCGCCGGCCCGTCGATCGGGCTGTAGGTAACGGCCTGCCCGAATTGCCAGAGCAACCCGGGCAGACCGCTAGCGGCAAAGTCACTATCGAATCGAGACATACTATTCCACGTCGGTAGTTCGGAGAATCATCCGATGCAACTGGTACACGCCGGCCGTGTCGTTGGCGCTCTTCTCGACGTGCCAAAGAGCCTTCAAGGGCCCGGTCGCGTCGCCGATGTCGCCGAGGTTCGCGGTCGCGGCGAGGACTTCGACACCATCGACGTAATACTTGATGTTTTCGATATCCCGGGCATCGAGCCACACCTCGACCGGAGTTCCTGCGATGATGTCTATGGTCGTGTCGGTGGCCGCCACTTCGGTCGTACCGTCATCCGACTCGGCGTCCAGGTTCAAATCGGCCCCGGAATCCTGATGGAAAAATGCCGATTCGGTAATCGAATCCGCATCACTCGCATGGGTCGCGTTGGCCAGACCAACGCTCACGTCCGCCACATCGGCGTCGGCGGCGGTTACGACTTCCCAAATCGATTCAAAGATCGTTGGTTGGGTAACCGGCACCGAGAGCTTACTGAGAATGTCGACCTTCTCCGCTTCCGCGTTCGTCGAAAACGAAAACTGGCAGGTGCCACCGCTCCATTCGAGCTTGGTTGTGCCCGTGGTCTGCACGATGGCCGTATCGGCGCCGCCATCGTGCATATCCCATACGGTCCGCTGCTCGACGTTGATATCGACCACGCAAGTCGTGGCGGCCGATGCGGCGTCCCCGACGAACACGCCTGCATAGACGTTGTCGCCGCTCTCGGTCTGCAACGGCGTGATAGAACTGGCGGACTTGTCCCAGTAAGCCCGGCCACCATCGAGGCAGACCACGCTTGCCGTTTTGGCGAACGTGAATGTACCCCCCGTGGTCCACGTCGCCGGGTCGCCAGACGCAAACCCAAGCAAACCGGCAGTCACGCCGATTCGGCCATCGGGCAATTGAGTCACCTCGCCAGCGGCCAACGCCTCGGGCGCGGTCCCGTCCATTGCGTTCGCGTTGGCATCTTTTGAAAGTACGGCTTCAGCCATGATTTATACTCCTGTAAAACGTGTTCATTTCGACCGATTCAGCATCGGTCACCCAACGCTAAACCGGTTACGCGCCGGCTCCCGTCGACTCGTACCAGGTCCGATACTCCGTGAAGGCTGCGCCAATATCGTGCTTGATGTCCCAGCCGACGCCCCACTGACCTTCGCTTAGCTGGAACGACCGCAAGGACGGAGCCCGTCCCGTGCCACGCCGATAGGCCACCCGCAATCCTCGACTGCCGCCCTCGGCCAGGAACCAGTTGGTGTCCAGGCCGGTCCGGGCAGTCTTGTTTTTCGGGTCCCAGACCCCGATCGCCCCGATCCGGTCATCGACCACCAGCCGCAATCCTTCCTGCGCGATCAGATTCAATTGCGAATACCACGGGTCGCTCGAATCGGCAAACAACTTCGCCAACATGGCCGACGCGGTCAGGGCCCGACCGGTCCATTCCAACGCCGCCGGCACGATCAGAAACCGCGGCCGAATATTCAACTGTTGGCCAGGCATATCGCTCGTTCTATTGAGCCTTTGGGAAACCATCGCCGTGATGGCTGCCTTGAGGCCATCGGAACTCAGCGCGGTCGTTCCTAGGTTAGCGTGTCCGCCGGCCGTCGTGACCGCCGTCGCGTTGAAGACCGCGCCCGTATCGAGCATGGTAGGATTCTGCAAAAGCAGCGAATACACCAGGTCGGGCCGCAATCGGCGGGCGGCTTGGCCCAACTCAAACGGCATTCGCATGATGGCCCCTAGCCGGTCGTCGATCAGGTTTTGCTCATCGACGACAAACTGCTTGGCGTACCGCGCGATGCTGTACTGCTCGCGAGAATCACTGGCCGTCGCGTGCTTGGCCGTATCGCCGGCGGGCAATCGCTCCAAGTCGGCGGTGGCGGCCAGGCTGATGTCTTCCTGCGTCATGAAGTTCGGCACGTCTTCCTCGTCACACCATCCGGACGTGGTGTCGCCCATCGACTCCCAGCCGGCAAGCAGTCGGGCGTAGATGTTAGTCGTGAACACGTACGAGAGCGTGGCCCCGCTCGTGGACGCGCGAAGCGAATCTATCGCGTCGTCCACCGATCGAGGAATACGGCCGGTATCTAGCCGGACGCACTCCCGCACAATATCGTAGTAGCTCAGTCCCCGAAACTGATCGCCCCGATCCGCATCCTGTTCGGTCAACCGGTCGGCCCGTCCGGGGTCGCGTGTTCCGGGGTGCATCGAATGTTTGGTCGGGTCCATGCCGTCCGTGGCCAGAAACCCGGCTGCCAACGATCGGGCATTCACATCCGTCTCGCGGCTTCTGGAGTGAATACCACCGACGGCCGGGGCGCGATGCTGGCGAATCAGCGTCAAGACCTCGGCATTGGTTCGCTCCAGAGTCCAGTTCTCGTCGATGGCCCGCTGAATGAACGCCTCATCGGCATCAGTTCCGGCAGTCGTCCGAATCGCCGTGATTCGTTCTCGTTCGGCGCGAATTACATCGGCTGGCGGGGCGGCGCGCGTCTCGGGCACAACCGGCGGTATGACCGGCGGGACAACCGGTGGAGTCTCGCGATTCTTCCACGGCTCGTCCGCCATCACCCCCAACGCCTCCAGCGACAGTCGCTGCATGTTGCGTGCGGTCTCATCTTCCGCCTTGTGGTCCAGCACGGCGCAAACCTGCCGGTGCGTGCCGCCGAGAGCCTCCATGAAGGCCCGGGCCTCTTGTTCCGTCGCATTGGTTCTGAGACCTAGCGACTCCAAATACTTTCGCAATCTGGGGTCCATGAAATGGCCCTCCTCGGTTGGTGTTCTGAAGCCAAGTCGCCGGCCTCTTCGCGTATTTTGGCCCCGGGGTCTGCCCCGATCGGGACCAACGACAACTCTTTGACTTGCCACCGGCTGGTGATTCGCAAGGGGCGAGATCCAGCCGTGTATTGACGGCCTCCCACAGTCGCCGTCTTGTTAGGTTCGATATCCTGAAACTCGATTGCCCGATACCCGACCGACACGTCCTGCAAATGCCCCTGCCGCACCTTGTTCCAACTCGCGTTCGCACGATCGTCGCCTTCCGCGAAGTGCATCCGGCCGATAACATCAGCGCCTTCCACCCGCATCGTTCGCACGCTGCCCAGTACGTTGTCCAACGAATACCGCTGATGGTTTTCCAGCAGCGGCACTTGTTCCGGCAACTCGGCCCCGCGAGACAGCAAGACCTCGTCAATCATGCCCCAGCGGTTCCAGTCAAACACCGTCACTTGGTTTTCGGTCGTCATCACGGTCTCGACCGACCGCTCGTCCACGTTGATCGTGCCGACCCGCACGCAAAGAGTCCGCGAAGTCAGGTCGCGTCGGCGTTCGTCGGGTTTGCGCTCCAGTACGTCAGGCATTGGCCGGTTCCTTTTCGCTTGCCACATTGTTCACCCGATCCTCTTCCTCTACGTACACGCCGGTAAAATCCACCGGCGACTTGGGGTAAGCCCCGATCGGCGGCAAGGGCGGCATCCCCTTGGCGGCAAGTTTCTGGTTCGTTCGCTCCTGCTTGGCGATGATCGAATCCTCATCGGACCCGCGACTTGCACACGCATCCGCGAAGGCCAGCGTCCCGTTCTCGATTCCGATCCGTTCTCCCAGCCCTTCCTTTTGCGGATCGACGTGGGGTCGCACGGGCCAGGTCCATTCGTAACTCACTTCCGGCGGGCGCAAGGGAATCGCTTCCCGGCGGGCGCGGAAAAAGAGCGACGCCTCCCGGTCCACGTCATCCACCAATTCCGAGAGCATCCCCGTCGCCTTTGGGGTGCCGGAGATCCAATACTGAATCGCCTGAATGGCGCGGCCCCATCCCTGGTCGTCAAAACGCGCTGATGAGTAGTTGTGACGCGAAGCATCCAACCGGACCATCATGGCCGGCATCCCGATCGGCCGGCCGAGGTCGCCTTGGCGTTCGCGGCGATAGTCCGGGTACTGGGTGCTCGGTTGCTGCGGCGTCAGCATCGCGGGCTTCCACCCCGGCGGGCCGGTCGCCTGAGTGCCGCGTTCCAATTCGAGTTGTTCACTTACAGCAAGAAATCGCGCCTCCGGAGAATCACTGTACCAGTAGACTCCCGTGTTGGCGGCCTGCCGGGCACAGTCCGATACGTCGTAATCGTAGTCTTTCAAGTCGGCGGCCGGCTGAAGGCTCGCGGCAAGCCACGGGCAACCTCTAATCTGATCCTCTTCCCGCAAAATGAATTGATGGATTATGTCGTCCGGCGAAAGTCGCGTCGGTTCGCCCATCGGGAGCTGGAACCCGCCGTGTGTGTTCGGTTCCTGAATGTAGTAGTGTTGCGGCTCCCCATCCTCTGATAGCTCAATCCCCATGATCACCCGGGGATTGCCCGCCTGCATGGGCGGAGTCTGGAGCCGGCTGGGGTGAATCGGCTTGATCCTCATCGCGCAAGGCGTCGTCACGTTCCGCTTCGTGACCTTTTGGGCCAAGTATTCGCCGGCCTGATGCAGTGTGCGTATCGTAAGCCGGAGCCATTGGGCACCGGATATCCTGGGGTTCGGCAAAGGTGACCGGAACCAGTCTTGCCATTGGAATTCCAACCAGTCGTTGTAGGAATCGGAATCGGATTGAACTTGCAGGGTCGGACCATCCCGACCAACTATGTCGTTCTGGTGTGTGAAGATCATTCCGTCGATCGTGGGATTGGCCGAGCCCTCGTACTCGCATCGGTTCCGGACCGTGTCCAGATAGGCCAGCAGGTCCGCATTCAGCGATTGACCGAGAGCCGTGGACCAGTGAGAGGAATTCAGCCGGTGAGTTCTGGCCACATCCCAGCGCCGCACGTTGCCCCCAACGGCCGGCCATTGTCGCGTTACTCGGCAGTTGGTGCTCATATTGCGGCCCCCGTCCTGGCATATTGCAGCTTGGTCCGCTGAATCCCGCCCGCGCCCGATTGGGCTTTCTGGCACGAATCTATGAAGTTTTGGATGGATTCCGGCCGCCACTTCATACTGGTCCCCTCCCGAAAACCGCTGTCCGGGATGGCGGCTAGGTAGGCTTGCGCCGCGAGGGCATCGGTGAGAGCCGTGGCGTAATCGCCAGCTAAAACAGCCGTCGCGGCCGCCGTCATCAGGGTATCGACGTTAGAGACGCTCATACCCCGATTATCGGGGGAGCGGGTTACGTCTAAAGAAACTCGTTACCACCGTATGGTACGCTGGTAAAAGTTTTTGGCTACTCAGATTCCTCGACGCTCTTGAAGTTTTTGCCGCAAACGAGGCACTTGTGGTAGCGGACCGGCTTCTTGGTCCGGTAGACGTGAGTCTTGCCCGACCCGCACCCGCCATCATCGACCGGGCACCGAATCAGCGGGTAGACGATGAGTCGCGGCCGGGTTTCGTCGATGACGTGATGGGTCTTGCCGTTGGATTCGGGCTTCGGCACTTCCGCCGTGAACGTGCCGCCACAGTGCTGGCAGACCCAGCGTGGAATGACGGTCTCACCCCACCGGTCACGCCCGCCGCCGGCAAACTGTTGAGTGTCCTGGCAGCCGCAGCGAGGGCACGCCGGACCGTTAGATTTCTGCAACGTCAGCCACATCGGGAACCGTGTCCTCGATTGTGGCGTCTCCCGCCGCCTAGGTTTCCCCGAGTGCCAATGCCCTGCCTGCCGGGCCGCGCCTCGCCGGGCCATGCCAACCCTGCCGAACCGCGCCATCCGCACCGGCCGCGCCCTGCCATGCCCTCCCCGCCGCGCCCCGCCTCCCCTGCCCCGCCAGCCGAGCCACGCCATCCCAAGCCGCGTCACACGTTCGCAGAATGGAATTCATCCACGAAGCTGTCGATCGCCCGGACCAATACCGCCAGTTCGTTCAACGCCCGGTAGCGCCGCTGGAAGGCGATCAACTCATTCAAGGCGGACTGAAGTAGTGCCGCCCGGGCAACGTCATCCTTCAAGATGTCGTCGGTCCCCCGGTACGGCTTGTATCCGTCCTTTTTCGTCCAGTTCGACGCATCCACGTTGAACGCCCGCACGGGTTCCTTCTGCTCATCAGTATAGCTGATCTCAATAGATCGAAGGATACTACTGGCTCGCATCACGCGGTAACGGTGAGCAGACTTTTTGTCATCCCAACCGTCATCGATGCCGATAAGCGTATGCATGGCACTTCGCGTGTGCTTTGCCGCATAGACTACCAGATCGTCAGCCGTCACCTGCCCGCCGTTCGCTTCCTTGATCTTGTAAATCTCCGCGTAGGCCGTTTTGACCGGCACGGTCGCATCCGTGAATCGAGAGCCTTTCCGCCAGCGGACTTCCATCTCGGTTCGTTTCTGTCGTGTCGCCATTTCTAACACCTCCAAAAAGAGTAAAGGAAATAACCTTGCCAGCCCTGCCGCGCCAAGCCGCGCCCTGCCATCCGGGCCCCGCCCCGCCACGCCCTGCCGAGCCGCGTCACACTCTCGAAACCGTCAAGGCCTCGTCAAGCACCTTGAACTTGTCGTCCACCCGGAAGCGGCCATACTCGCCGCCCTTCTCCGGTCGCCATTCGCAAACCCCAACCCCAAAGCCGGCCCGGTCTAACAGGACCAACAGGTCTTGAACTTGCAACAGATCGGCATCAATCTCCCATTGGGTGGTCACGGCCCAGTCGTAAAAGTACGGCCGATAACGCATATCGGTCGAGCCTTGTCCGACCCGTACCATATCCTCCGTGGTCACTCCCTCGGGAACCGCCTTTCCGCCCTTCGTCGATTCGAGCGGTAAGACAATCTCCCGACCCATCGGGAAGATGAACATCGACTTCCGCAAGAGCGTCTTCGGAAATCCCAAGTCGTTGTGGGCCGCCTCGATTACGGCCGACTTGATTGCGATGGCCGGAACGCCGGGCACCTTGCACTTGGCATCGACCCAATAGGTCGCGGCCTTTGCTTCCTCCTCCGGCTCTCGCAAGTCCCGCGCCCGAGTCTTCTTCCCCGTCTGCTGCTTGTCGCGGATTTGCGACTTTGCCTTTTCGGACCACCTGTGACAGATTAGAGGTGACACGCCAATCAGTCGCACTGTGACCAATCTACGATTGATCGGTTTCAGTTTCAGATCGTCATTCTTTTTTGCCATCGGTATTACCTCCTATGGCCAGCTTTGTTGCCGTCGAGTATCAGCGGCCGACGACTTGCCGCGTTACGCTTTCGTCCCTGCCAGCCACGCCCTGCCATGCCGTGCCATGCCATGCCCCGCCGCGCCTAGCATGGCCACGCCACAAAAAAGCCACGGGCCGGACGGCCTCGGGAGTTGCCGTCCAACGGTTGCAAGCCGCGCCCGTGGCATGTTATCGCTTTCTCCTCTTCTGCTTTGCAAACCACGATTCCGGCTTCGCCCCACTCACCCGCAGCCCTTCCGCCAGCACGAATTCACCCGCAGCCACGGCCGCGTAGGTCGCGTCCAGCTTGTGATTCTTTCTGCGAATCCGCTCCCATACAATCCGGGTTCCCTTGCCCGGTATCCATTTCTCGATTTGCTCTTCCGCCAAAATCTGGTCGATGAATGCGTCGTGGCCGTGCGCGTCCGCCGTCTCGAACAGCACGATCGCGCCCGGCTCGTCCGGTTCCATTCCCAGCCGAGTGTGAAGGTCTGACTTCCAATAGTCGCCGTTGACGTGTACCAGGGTGGTTCGTTGAATCCTTGAAAAATGGAACTGCTTCCCGATGTACCGAATCTCATCATTCACCCGCTTGGGGCTGGAGTAACGCACTACCCCAAATCCCTGCCCCTCGCCGTATCCCTTGCTCGGCCGATACCGCTCCGCGCCCGGTTCGCAGTCCGGGTTGAACAACTCGCAAAAATCATAGACTGGACGGGTATGTTCTGGGTATCCCGAATCAATCCAGACCTGAGAGGGACGTAAGATCGTCCCGTCGCCCGTGCGCCAGCCGGACTCCAGGTAGGTCTGGAGTTTCAACAACGCCAGCCGCAGCCCGACCTCCAGCCCTATTTGATCCGCATTGGTTGTCTGCTCGCCGTAGTCGATTATGAACCCGCTCGAATCTTCCCGCCATGCAATCGCGGTCCAGTCGAGTTGCCGCTTGCCGGTATCAATCGCGGCCGAGATCCCCACCGTGCCGGGCGGCACGATTCCGCGCTTGTGCCGAATCGCCCGCTCCCTGAGTTTCTCTGGAGTGAGCAAATTCATCTTGATGTCCGGCGGGTCCCACGGCCATGCCCAATAGAACTGCCTCAACTCTTTCTCGGCCGAGTCCCGGTCCCGCGCAGCCCTGCCTTCCCATTCTCTCACCCCAATCGCGGCCGCAGACCAGAACAAGTTATTGAAGGCATTCCACCGGAAACCAAGCGTATGAGTGCGGGGCAACGGGCCGGTTACGACGCCGTCTTGGTCAATCTCTTGTCCCTTGTGAACCAGTACCGCCGCCCGATTCATCGCCGCCCGCTCGTCTGCCGTGACCGGATGTTCGCA